GGATTACCTTTTAGAGGAGGTTATGTCCAAATTCGTATCCAAAGATACGGATTCTCCGGAATTACGGAGATCACGTGCTATCCTGAAATGGAGAGCCGTTGAGCAGGACAACGCCTTTACGAACGAACGCCTTTTTTTAACCCCCTTGGAATATCAAATTCTTCCGAGGGTTGCGTTCGGGGAGTTCATGGAGTTCACACGGAGTACGATTCGTCGTCTCCTTGGTTGTGATACCGTACCCGAAGAGTCCCTTATCGGGGCTTTCTCAGGTGGCGCATCCACGAGTCGGTCGCGTACCAACAGCCATCCGGCTGAAAAGTACGTCGGGCAAAGCGACGTTACATCGAAGGCCTTACCCTGGGCTGAGTCTCTTTTCGAGCTCTGTCCAGGTTGGGACCGTCCACCCTTACGGGTGGTAGATGCTAACGTGCTGTTAACCGTGCCAAAGAAAACGGATATTGACCGGGTTATCTGTAAAGAGCCCGATATCAATATGTTCCTCCAGAAGGGCGCGGGTGACGCTATTGAAGCGGCACTTCGCAAGGATGGTATTTCCATCCGAGACCAGTCAAAGAACCGTTCTCTCGCGAGAATTGGTTCGATGGATGGCTCCCTCGCCACGCTTGATCTCTCAAGCGCCAGCGACTCTGTAACCTACGAGCTTGTGCAGCAGCTGCTGCCCGATCTCTGGTTCACCTTCCTTGATTGTATTCGTTCTGAATACACCTTGGTTGATGGGGAACTTCACCGTAACGAGATGTTCTCGTCAGCGGGTAACGGGTTCACGTTTCAGCTTGAGACACTCGTCTTCTATGCTGTTACAAGATCCGTCGCCTACTTCACAGGCACTCGTGGTATCATCTCCGTATATGGTGATGACATCATCTGCCCTTCGGGCATGTATGACGAGCTCACATGGGTTCTGAAGTATCTAGGCTTCAAGGTTAACACCAAGAAGTCTTTCGCTTCGGGCCCATTTCGCGAGTCATGCGGAGGTCATTACTGGAATGGTGTTGATATAACTCCTTTCTACGTACGTAAACCCATTGAAAGCATGGTTGACTTAATACACTTAGCGAATTCGCTTCGTGTGTGGGCTTCTCGTGCCGATTATGGGGTTCTTGACCCCGAAGTTTGGCCCATTTGGGTTAAGCTTCGTGATCTGGTTCCACGTACGCTTTGGGGTGGTCGAGATACCTCCGATAAGACCCGTCTGGTCACTCCTGACCATGGGACGCACCGTATCGTCTTCGAGACGAAGAGGTTTTCAACAAGAGCCGGTGGTTATTTCCATTGGCTCTCCTCGACTTGGCATCGCGAGAAGGGATCTTCGATCCAAACGTCGACACGGTCCCGGGAAACTGGGAAATTCCGAATTCGGCGTCTTCCGCGACATACGGAACCTCAGCTCGGCAATCTCTTTTTCGAGGAGATTGTCGGTCCGAGCAAAGAAATGGGGTTAACCCCATCCCTCTAACGAGGTGGGTGGCCTACACCTT